ATGCTGGAACAAATGGGCATTGCCGCGAAGCAAGCCTCGTATAAATTAGCGCAACTCTCCAGCCGCGAAAAAAATCGCGTGCTGGAAAAAATCGCCGATGAACTGGAAGCACAAAGCGAAATCATCCTCAACGCTAACGCCCAGGATGTTGCTGACGCGCGTGCCAATGGCCTTGGCGAAGCGATGCTTGACCGTCTGGCACTGACGCCCGCACGGCTGAAAGGCATTGCCGATGATGTGCGCCAGGTGTGTAACCTCGCCGATCCGGTGGGGCAGGTAATCGATGGCAGCGTACTGGACAGCGGCCTGCGTCTTGAGCGTCGTCGCGTACCGCTGGGGGTTATTGGCGTGATTTATGAAGCGCGCCCGAACGTGACGGTTGATGTCGCTTCGCTGTGCCTGAAAACCGGTAATGCGGTGATCCTGCGCGGTGGCAAAGAAACGTGTCGCACTAACGCTGCAACGGTGGCGGTGATTCAGGACGCCCTGAAATCCTGCGGCTTACCGGCGGGTGCCGTGCAGGCGATTGATAATCCTGACCGTGCGCTGGTCAGTGAAATGCTGCGTATGGATAAATACATCGACATGCTGATCCCGCGTGGTGGCGCTGGTTTGCATAAACTGTGCCGTGAACAGTCGACAATCCCGGTGATCACAGGTGGTATAGGCGTATGCCATATTTACGTTGATGAAAGTGTAGAGATCGCTGAAGCATTAAAAGTGATCGTCAACGCGAAAACTCAGCGTCCGAGCACATGTAATACGGTTGAAACGTTGCTGGTGAATAAAAACATCGCCGATAGCTTCCTGCCCGCATTAAGCAAACAAATGGCGGAAAGCGGCGTGACATTACACGCAGATGCAGCTGCACTGGCGCAGTTGCAGGCAGGCCCTGCGAAGGTGGTTGCTGTTAAAGCCGAAGAGTATGACGATGAGTTTCTGTCATTAGATTTGAACGTCAAAATCGTCAGCGATCTTGACGATGCCATCGCCCATATTCGTGAACACGGCACACAACACTCCGATGCGATCCTGACCCGCGATATGCGCAACGCCCAGCGTTTTGTTAACGAAGTGGATTCGTCCGCTGTTTACGTTAACGCCTCTACGCGTTTTACCGACGGCGGCCAGTTTGGTCTGGGTGCGGAAGTGGCGGTAAGCACACAAAAACTCCACGCGCGTGGCCCAATGGGGCTGGAAGCACTGACCACTTACAAGTGGATCGGCATTGGTGATTACACCATTCGTGCGTAAATAAAACCGGGTGATGCAAAAGTAGCCATTTGATTCACAAGGCCATTGACGCATCGCCCGGTTAGTTTTAACCTTGTCCACCGTGATTCACGTTCGTGAACATGTCCTTTCAGGGCCGATATAGCTCAGTTGGTAGAGCAGCGCATTCGTAATGCGAAGGTCGTAGGTTCGACTCCTATTATCGGCACCATTAAAATCAATAAGTTACACATCATTAGTACCTTCCTTATTTTTTGACTGGGACAAATTTGGGACCGATGGGTTCAGGATCGAGTCTATTTGCCGTGCGTGTTCGGTAAGGTGATTAGGTGCAAGGTGAGCATATCGACGAACCATTTCGATAGACTCCCAGCCTCCCATTTCCTGTAACACTGACAACGGGACTCCGGCTTGAACCAGCCAACTTGCCCAGGTGTGTCTCAAGTCGTGAAATCTGAAATCATCAATACCAGCCCGTCTCAGCGCCGCTTTCCAGGCTGTGTTTGCGTCATACCGCATCTTCCTTACTGTTGGCGCTTTCGTTCCGTCTGGTTTGGTACAGCTTTCCTTGTACACAAATACCCAACGGTGATGATTCCCGATTTGTTTTTTCAAAACGCGACATGCAGTATCATTCAGCGCAACGCCAATTGCGCGGTTTGATTTACTCTCTTCCGGGTTTATCCATGCCACCCGGCGCTGCATGTCTATTTGTTGCCATTCAAGGTTGATGATGTTCGAGCGTCTTAAGCCTGTTGCCAGTGCAAATTCAACAACAGACTTTAATGGCTCCGGACATTCATCAATCAGCCTTTGTGCTTCATGGGGCTCCAGCCAGCGGATCCGTTTATTCTTTGGTTGAGGCACTTTAATAATTGGTGCCTTATCCAGCATTTTCCATTCACGCTCTGCGGCTCTTAGTAGGGCCTTTATAAATGAAAGATGCGTAGCCTTCGTTGCAACGGACGCTGGTTTTGGCGTGTATTCTGGAACAGGTTTCCCTTTTTTTCTGCATGCTTCTGCCCTGAGTCTCCAGTTTTCCTCATGACGCCGGTTCGTCATTTTCTGCATTGCTGAATAAATTTTTGATTCAGTAATGTCTCTTAGTTGCATTCCTGCGAAATGTTGAAGCCAGAATCCGATCCGGCTTTTGTCATCGTCCAGTGATTTTTTATGTGCTTTCTCTTCAAGCCACCTGACACACGCTTCCTCGAACGTTATATCAGGTATTTCACCAAGTTTGCTGACCCGCCATGCTTCAGCCTTTAGCTTGTCATGGAGTTCTGTCGCCTGCCTTTTGTCCTTTGTTCCAAGAGACTGTTTAAATCTTTTACCGTTCGGCAATGTGAAACTGGCGTACCATATTTCACCTCTGCGGAAGAGTGACATTTTCTTTCCTCTGTTATGCCATCACCCGCGCTCACCTGGACAGTATGCAGCGGAGACTGAAGAGCCGCAATGCAGGCTTGTCGTGTTGTGAGGTAAGGAGATTTATTCTTAGTGGGATCTTTGCGTGTTGCCTGAAGACGCCCTGTGCGTATCCAGTTAATGGCAGTCGGTCTGGATATCTTGAGAAAATGACAGGCCTCATCGAGTGTGAGGCTGTATGGCTCCATTATTTCACCTCTTGCTGTGACATTGTTGAAAAATGGATACCGTGGCATTTGAAGAGAAGTATGGCTCCCAGCTGGAGCTGATATTTCGTTTTATCGACCGTGTGTTGGCAATAGGCGTGCTGGCCTGATTTTGTGGAGGAAGTTGATGCGTGATATTCAAATGGTTCTTGAACGTTGGGGGGCATGGGCGGCTAATAATCATGAGGATGTGACCTGGTCGTCCATTGCTGCCGGTTTTAAGGGATTACTTCCTTCAAAAGTAAAATCCCGCCCGCAATGTTGTGACGATGACGCGATGATCATTTGCGGGTGCATGGCCCGTCTGAAAAAGAACAACAGCGATTTGCACGATTTATTAGTAGATTATTATGTAGGTGGTATGACGTTTATGGCGCTTGCCCGTAAACATGGGCGTTCTGATTGCTGGGTTGGGCGCTTATTGCAAAAGGCAGAAGGCATCATTGAAGGTATGTTGATAATGTTAGAAATAGAATTGGAAATGGACTCAAATATCTAGAAAGATATTTTATGAGTATCTGGATTTTTAATTTGTATTGTTAGCATGAAATTAAGGAGGGTGGACTGTTTGTGCTTTATATTAATGTTTTTGTGGGGATTTAATAACCACTGATTTATTTGAGGGTGGCGCTAATGTACAAGGTTTTTAGTAATTAGCGCCTGCTGGTTTGTTATTTTATTTTGCTTACTATATTTGTAATAAGTGGGTCAAATTTCTCATCAATAATTTCAATATATTTTTTAATTGCTAAAGTTCTAATTACTTCCTCCTCACATTCTGCTTCTTTAGCAATTGCTTGAGTGTAATTGTGATGATCACTAATCCCTTCCTTTTTTATTAACCAATCAAAATCAATATGATACTCCTTGTAGAGGAATTTTTTTACTTCCTCATGTTGAAATACTTCTACTTCTGGTGGCCTATTGCCAGGGAAAGAAAATAAATCATCTTTAATGTTTTCTCCAACATCTGCATCTCTTACGGCAATAACATTAAGGCCTGCTTTCTTGAATACCTCGACTGCTTGTCGGACTGCATCTTTATCTCCAATATCAGTGATTTGAATGGATTTAAGAATGTCTCTCCGCTTTGCTCTAATTACTTCACTAAGTAAAACTTTTGCAAACTGGTCTTCTACGCAAATATGCAGCCCTTTAAACTGCCCATCAGACAGTATTGATCTCACATGAGTTGTTGAAATTCCATCTTTGATATAGACACCAGTCTGATCTCTAATAAGTAATTTTCGTGCATCAGGAGGTAAAGCATTTAATATCACACTTGAGTGTGTTGATAATATTATTTGATGTTTTCTACGTTGACATACTTCCATTAAATATTTTGCAAATTCATACTGTGCGCTTTCATGAAGAGATGTTTCTGGTTCTTCTAGTACGAAAAGACTTTGCTCTGGAGCTGTTTCAAGCATATCAACCGTATAAAGAACTCTTCCTTCGCCAAACCCCATGTTATTTTCAGAATAAGAATACCCAAGTCTTTCAACAATACCAATTTCTGAACGACGTGCTCTATGAGAAATTCCTTGGAATGCGATATCATCATATGGATGACCTATTATTTTTGCCATCTTCAATATTACTGAATGGTCGACGCTTCTTCTCTCTGTTAAATCAAAGTCTTTACCGCCATAAACACTTATATCTCTACGTTCTACTTTTGGAATATAGACAGTAAAACCAATGTAAAAACAGTGTCTTTCTGGTTGTCTTTTATATCCAGACCAAGAAGACTTTATGCGAGTGACAGTCACATCTTGTGTTTTCGTTGAATCATTTGTTTCATATTTATAAATGACACTGGCGTCATTATCGAAAGGGGCTGGATCGGCTTTAGATACAGGGAAAAAATCTTTAATATATAATCTCTTATATTCACGGGCTGTAACTGGTTTTTTATATGCGCATATTGCTAACTGCCCAAGAGTGCTTTTCCCAGCGCCGTTTAGCCCTGATATTGCAGTTACCGGAAAATTTATATTTAATGTTAGTTTTTTTATTCCTCGAAATCCATTTATCTCTAGACTTTTAATTACGGAGCCAAAGTTTGAGTATCTATTTTTATCAAAGTACATGCATTTTAGTATATTTTTTATGTCTGACATTTTTTATCTTTCCTGATATGAATGAGAGTTATCTTTAGAAAAACAATAAATTTATAACATTTAGAGATGTATTCATCAATGATTGGGTAAATATCGTGCATTTGTTGTTTTAAAATCAACCAAGAATGATTTTTATAATTATGTCAATTGCCTTATTATCAATATGGTAATGTTTTCTCAATCTAATTATTGGGGGGGAATATATTATTTACAATCGTAAATAATCAGATATGCTCTCAAGAGTGGTTACTTCGCCACACAACTTAAACCCGCCGTCGAGCGGGTTTTTTTGTACCTGTAAACCTGGTGCAGTACGGTAAACACGCTGGTGGTCGTGAATACTGACTTTTTATCTTGCTGGCTTTTTAGACAAGAGTTATTGGTATGTCATGTTAACCAGAAGGAAAAAAGACATGTTAAAACAGCAAGATATGACAGAAACGGCGAAAGTTGTTTTTAATGAATTAAGCATCGAACCGGCAACAGTCGGGGAGATTGCACAAAACACATATCTTTCACGCGAACGCTGTCAGTTAATACTGACCCAGTTGGTTATGGCGGGGCTGGCAGATTACCAGTTCGGCTGTTACAGACGCCTTCAGCTATGAAGGACTTTTAATTTGTGAAAATGGGCGGCTGGTGGGTGTTGGTAGCACCTGCCAGCCATTCGCTCATGCTTACTGGTCACAAGCGAACCACGGCCCACTGCTTTAGCGCAAAAGCAGAGTGAGCCTACCAGAGTTACGCTTACTGATCCATGAAAAATACTGTAAAAATAAACAGTGTTGATTTAATCAACGCTGATTGCCTGCATTTTATTCAGTCCCTGCCTGATGATTCCATTGACCTGATTGTTACCGATCCGCCGTACTTCAAGGTGAAACCCAACGGTTGGGACAATCAGTGGAAAGGGGACGAAGATTACCTTAAGTGGCTGGACCACTGTCTGGCCCAGTTCTGGCGGGTGTTGAAACCTGCCGGAAGCCTTTACCTGTTCTGTGGGCATCGCCTGGCATCTGATATTGAGATCATGATGCGTGAACGTTTCAACGTGCTTAACCATATCATCTGGGCGAAGCCGTCCGGACGTTGGAATGGGTGTAATAAAGAAAGTCTGCGCGCATATTTTCCTGCCACAGAGCGCGTTCTGTTTGCTGAACATTACCAGGGGCCATATCGCGGCAAAAGTGACGGCTATGCGGCAAAAGAAAGGGAACTCAAACAGCACATAATGGCACCGCTGATATCGTATTTCAGGGATGCTCGTGCCGAACTGGGTATAACGGCAAAACAAATTGCCGAAGCCACAGGTAAGAAAAATATGGTTTCCCACTGGTTTGGTGCCAGTCAGTGGCAGTTGCCGAATGAGGCTGACTATCGGAAGTTACAGGCACTGTTTTCCCGTATAGCGGCAGAGAAGTTTCAGGAACAACAACTGGAACAACCACACCACCAGCTGGTGGCATCTTATGATTCACTGAATCGCAAATATTCTGAATTGCTGGATGAGTTTAAATCTCTCCGGCGCTATTTCTCCGTATCAGTCTCCGTGCCTTATACCGATGTCTGGATGCATAAACCCGTTCAGTTCTACCCGGGTAAACATCCGTGTGAGAAACCGGCGGATATGCTCAGGCAAATAATCAATGCCAGTAGTCGACCTGGTGATCTGGTTGCTGATTTTTTTATGGGATCCGGTTCCACAATAAAAGCAGCAATGGCGCTGGGGCGTCGGGCCTTAGGTGTTGAGCTTGAGTCAGAGCGGTTTAACCAGACAGTGAAAGAGATAAACGAGCTGGTGGGGAAATAATCTGGTGGCCACGTCAGGTGGCCTTTTTATTTCCATTACACAGCACCCGCATCTGCGAGGTGGGGTTATGAAATCCATGGATAAGTTAACAACGGGTGTCGCCTATGGCACCTCAGCAGGTAGTGCCGGGTACTGGTTTTTACAGTTGCTCGATAAAGTCACGCCCTCACAGTGGGCGGCAATAGGTGTGCTGGGTAGTCTGGTGTTTGGCCTGCTGACGTATCTGACAAACCTTTATTTCAAGATTAAAGAAGATAAGCGCAAGGCTGCGAGAGGTGAATAATGCCTCCATCATTACGAAAAGCCGTTGCTGCTGCTATTGGTGGCGGGGCTATTGCCATAGCATCTGTGTTAATCACTGGCCCAAGTGGTAACGATGGTCTGGAAGGTGTCAGCTACGTACCATACAAAGATATCGTTGGCGTATGGACTGTATGTCACGGACACACCGGAAAAGACATCATGCTCGGTAAAACGTATACCAAAGCAGAATGCAAAGCACTCTTGAATAAAGACCTTGCCACTGTCGCCAGACAAATTAACCCGTACATCAAAGTCGATATACCGGAAACAACGCGCGGCGCTCTTTACTCATTCGTTTACAACGTGGGTGCTGGCAATTTCAGAACATCGACGCTTCTTCGCAAAATAAACCAGGGCGATATCAAAGGCGCATGTGATCAGCTACGTCGCTGGACATATGCTGGCGGTAAGCAATGGAAAGGTCTCATGACTCGTCGTGAGATTGAGCGTGAAATCTGTTTGTGGGGTCAGCAATGAACAGAGTAACCGCGATTATCTCCGCTCTGGTTATCTGCATCATCGTCTGCCTGTCATGGGCTGTTAATCATTACCGTGATAACGCCATTACCTACAAAGCCCAGCGCGACAAAAATGCCAGAGAACTGAAGCTGGCGAACGCGGCAATTACTGACATGCAGATGCGTCAGCGTGATGTTGCTGCGCTCGATGCAAAATACACGAAGGAGTTAGCTGATGCTAAAGCTGAAAATGATGCTCTGCGTGATGATGTTGCCGCTGGTCGTCGTCGGTTGCACATCAAAGCAGTCTGTCAGTCAGTGCGTGAAGCCACCACCGCCTCCGGCGTGGATAATGCAGCCTCCCCCCGACTGGCAGACACCGCTGAACGGCTCTGCGTGATGATGTTGCCGCTGGTCGTCGTCGGTTGCACATCAAAGCAGTCTGTCAGTCAGTGCGTGAAGCCACCACCGCCTCCGGCGTGGATAATGCAGCCTCCCCCCGACTGGCAGACACCGCTGAACGGGATTATTTCACCCTCAGAGAGAGGCTGATCACTATGCAAAAACAACTGGAAGGAACCCAGAAGTATATTAATGAGCAGTGCAGATAGAGTTGCCCATATCGATGGGCAACTCATGCAATTATTGTGAGCAATACACACGCGCTTCCAGCGGAGTATAAATGCCTAAAGTAATAAAACCGAGCAATCCATTTACGAATGTTTGCTGGGTTTCTGTTTTAACAACATTTTCTGCGCCGCCACAAATTTTGGCTGCATCGACAGTTTTCTTCTGCCCAATTCCAGAAACGAAGAAATGATGGGTGATGGTTTCCTTTGGTGCTACTGCTGCCGGTTTGTTTTGAACAGTAAACGTCTGTTGAGCACATCCTGTAATAAGCAGGGCCAGCGCAGTAGCGAGTAGCATTTTTTTCATGGTGTTATTCCCGATGCTTTTTGAAGTTCGCAGAATCGTATGTGTAGAAAATTAAACAAACCCTAAACAATGAGTTGAAATTTCATATTGTTAATATTTATTAATGTATGTCAGGTGCGATGAATCGTCATTGTATTCCCGGATTAACTATGTCCACAGCCCTGACGGGGAACTTCTCTGCGGGAGTGTCCGGGAATAATTAAAAACGATGCACACAGGGTTTAGCGCGTACACGTATTGCATTATGCCAACGCCCCGGTGCTGACACGGAAGAAACCGGACGTTATGATTTAGCGTGGAAAGATTTGTGTAGTGTTCTGAATGCTCTCAGTAAATAGTAATGAATTATCAAAGGTATAGTAATATCTTTTATGTTCATGGATATTTGTAACCCATCGGAAAACTCCTGCTTTAGCAAGATTTTCCCTGTATTGCTGAAATGTGATTTCTCTTGATTTCAACCTATCATAGGACGTTTCTATAAGATGCGTGTTTCTTGAGAATTTAACATTTACAACCTTTTTAAGTCCTTTTATTAACACGGTGTTATCGTTTTCTAACACGATGTGAATATTATCTGTGGCTAGATAGTAAATATAATGTGAGACGTTGTGACGTTTTAGTTCAGAATAAAACAATTCACAGTTTAAATCTTTTCGCACTTGATCGAATATTTCTTTAAAAATGGCAACCTGAGCCATTGGTAAAACCTTCCATGTGATACGAGGGCGCGTAGTTTGCATTATCGTTTTTATCGTTTCAATCTGGTCTGACCTCTTTGTGTTTTGTTGATGATTTATGTCAAATATTAGGAATGTTTTCACTTAATAGTATTGGTTGCGTAACAAAGTGCGGTCCTGCTGGCATTCTGGAGGGAAATACAACCGACAGATGTATGTAAGGCCAACGTGCTCAAATCTTCATACAGAAAGATTTGAAGTAATATTTTAACCGCTAGATGAAGAGCAAGCGCATGGAGCGACAAAATGAATAAAGAACAATCTGCTGATGATCCCTCCGTGGATCTGATTCGTGTAAAAAATATGCTTAATAGCACCATTTCTATGAGTTACCCTGATGTTGTAATTGCATGTATAGAACATAAGGTGTCTCTGGAAGCATTCAGAGCAATTGAGGCAGCGTTGGTGAAGCACGATAATAATATGAAGGATTATTCCCTGGTGGTTGACTGATCACCATAACTGCTAATCATTCAAACTATTTAGCCTGTGACAGAGCCAACACGCAGTCTGTCACTGTCAGGAAAGTGGTAAAACTGCAACTCAATTACTGCAATGCCCTCGTAATTAAGTGAATTTACAATATCGTCCTGTTCGGAGGGAAGAACGCGGGATGTTCATTCTTCATCACTTTTAATTGATGTATATGCTCTCTTTTCTGACGTTAGTCTCCGACGGCAGGCTTCAATGACCCAGGCTGAGAAATTCCCGGACCCTTTTTGCTCAAGAGCGATGTTAATTTGTTCAATCATTTGGTTAGGAAAGCGGATGTTGCGGGTTGTTGTTCTGCGGGTTCTGTTCTTCGTTGACATGAGGTTGCCCCGTATTCAGTGTCGCTGATTTGTATTGTCTGAAGTTGTTTTTACGTTAAGTTGATGCAGATCAATTAATACGATACCTGCGTCATAATTGATTATTTGACGTGGTTTGATGGCGTAGATGCACGTTGTGACATGTAGATGATAATTATTATCATTTTGCGGGTCCTTTCCGGCGATCCGACAGGTTACCCGCTGGCATGAAGATTCCGTTCGTAACCGCTGGTTCAGCGTAATGGCGGGGCCGTCTGTGCGCGTGAATGAATGGTTCAGCGCGTATGCGATGGCGGGTGTAGCTTACAGCCGTGTGTCGACTTTCTCCGGGGATTATCTTCGCGTAACTGACAACAAGGGGAAAAAGCACGATGTGCTGACCGGAAGTGATGACGGTCGCCACAGCAACACGTCTCTGGCGTGGGGGGCTGGCGTGCAGTTTAACCCGACCGAATCCGTGGCCATTGATATTGCTTATGAAGGCTCCGGCAGTGGTGACTGGCGCACTGACGGTTTCATCGTGGGTGTCGGTTATAAATTCTGATTAGCCAGGTAACACAGTGTTATGACAGCCCGCCGGTTCAGGCGGGCTTTTTTGTGGGGTGAATATGGCAGTAAAGATTTCAGGTGTACTGAAAGACGGCACAGGAAAACCGGTACAGAACTGCACAATCCAGCTGAAAGCAAAACGTAACAGCACCACGGTGGTGGTGAACACGCTGGCCTCAGAAAATCCGGATGAAGCCGGGCGTTACAGCATGGACGTTGAGTACGGGCAGTACAGCGTTATTCTGTTGGTGGAGGGATTCCCGCCGTCACATGCCGGGACCATTACCGTGTATGAAGATTCTCAACCCGGTACGCTGAATGATTTTCTCGGTGCCATGACGGAGGATGATGCCCGTCCGGAGGCATTGCGACGTTTTGAACTGATGGTGGAAGAGGTGGCGCGTAACGCGTCCGCAGTGGCACAGAACACGGCAGCCGCGAAGAAGTCAGCCAGTGATGCCAGCACATCTGCCAGTGAGGCGGCAACTCATGCAACCGATGCTGCAGGCTCAGCACGCGCAGCCAGCACGTCAGCCGGACAGGCCGCGTCGTCGGCTCAGTCAGCATCTTCCAGCGCAGGAACGGCATCAACAAAGGCCAGTGAAGCATCGAAAAGTGCTGCTGCTGCAGAGTCCTCAAAAAGCGCGGCAGCTACCAGTGCCGCTGCGGCGAAAACGTCAGAAACGAATGCGGCAGCGTCACAACAATCAGCAGCCACTTCTGCATCCGCCGCGACCACGAAGGCGTCAGAAGCAGCCACCTCAGCCCGGGATGCGGCGGCCTCAAAAGAGGCAGCGAAATCATCAGAAACGAACGCATCATCAAGCGCCAGTAGTGCCGCTTCCTCGGCAACGGCGGCAGGCAATTCCGCGAAGGCGGCAAAGACGTCTGAGACAAACGCCAGGTCTTCTGAAACGGCAGCGGGACAGAGCGCCTCGGCTGCGGCAGGCTCAAAAACAGCGGCTGCGTCGTCTGCCAGTGCCGCGTCAACAAGTGCCGGGCAGGCCTCAGCCAGTGCCACCGCCGCCGGAAAATCGGCAGAAAGTGCCGCATCGTCTGCTTCAACAGCCACAACGAAGGCTGGCGAAGCCACTGAACAGGCCAGCGCAGCAGCGAGGTCTGCTTCCGCAGCGAAGACATCCGAGACGAACGCGAAAGCGTCGGAAACCAGCGCAGAATCCTCAAAAACGGCTGCCGCATCGTCCGCCAGTTCGGCGGCGTCATCGGCATCATCGGCGTCTGCTTCAAAAGATGAGGCGACCAGACAAGCGTCCGCAGCGAAGGGCAGCGCCACGACAGCATCCACGAAGGCGACAGAGGCAGCTGGCAGTGCGACGGCGGCAGCACAGAGCAAAAGTACGGCGGAATCCGCGGCAACGCGCGCCGAGACAGCGGCAAAACGGGCAGAGGATATTGCATCCGCCGTGGCGCTTGAGGATGCAAGTACGACGAAAAAGGGGATAGTACAGCTCAGCAGTGCGACCAACAGTACGTCTGAAACGCTGGCGGCAACGCCAAAGGCAGTAAAATCAGCCTATGACAATGCAGAGAAACGTCTGCAGAAAGACCAGAACGGCGCTGATATACCCGATAAGGGACGCTTCCTGAACAACATTAACGCGGTCAGTAAAACAGACTTTGCTGATAAGCGTGGTATGCGTTATGTGCGGGTTAACGCTCCTGCAGGTGCAACATCTGGAAAATATTACCCTGTTGTTGTTATGCGTTCTGCTGGCTCAGTAAGCGAACTGGCATCAAGGGTCATTATCACCACGGCAACGCGAACCGCAGGCGATCCGATGAATAACTGCGAGTTTAACGGATTTGTTATGCCTGGTGGCTGGACTGACAGGGGGCGTTATGCTTATGGAATGTTCTGGCAATATCAAAACAATGAACGAGCCATCCACTCAATAATGATGAGTAATAAGGGCGATGATTTGCGCTCTGTGTTCTATGTTGATGGCGCTGCTTTCCCTGTTTTTGCGTTTATCGAAGATGGCCTGTCAATATCCACACCTGGTGCTGATCTCGTTGTTAATGATACGACCTATAAGTTTGGGGCAACAAATCCGGCGACTGAATGTATCGCGGCGGACGTTATCCTTGATTTTAAGAGTGGGCGTGGTTTTTATGAGTCTCATTCGTTAATCGTTAACGATAACTTGTCGTGCAAAAAACTTTTTGCCACAGACGAAATTGTAGCGCGTGGTGGTAATCAGATTCGAATGATAGGTGGGGAGTATGGGGCATTATGGCGTAATGATGGCGCTAAAACTTACCTGCTGCTTACCAATCAAGGTGATGTTTATGGTGGCTGGAATACATTAAGACCGTTTGCTATTGATAACGCAACCGGCGAACTGGTTATTGGAACCAAACTGTCCGCAAGTCTGAACGGTAATGCATTAACAGCAACAAAGCTGCAAACGCCAAGACGGGTTTCTGGTGTTGAGTTTGATGGTTCCAAAGATATTACTTTAACCGCCGCGCATGTGGCTGCTTTTGCCAGAAGGGCAACGGATACATATGCCGATGCGGATGGTGGCGTTCCCTGGAATGCCGAATCAGGCGCTTATAATGTCACCCGCTCTGGCGACAGCTATATTCTGGTTAACTTCTATACCGGAGTCGGAAGTTGCCGGACCTTGCAGATGAAGGCGCATTACAGAAATGGTGGTCTGTTCTACCGTTCTTCAAGAGACGGTTATGGTTTTGAGGAAGACTGGGCAGAAGTTTATACCTCGAAAAATCTTCCACCAGAAAGCTACCCAGTCGGCGCACCAATCCCGTGGCCATCAGATACCGTTCCGTCTGGTTATGCCCTGATGCAGGGGCAGACTTTTGACAAATCTGCTTACCCGAAACTTGCAGCCGCTTATCCGTCAGGCGTGATCCCTGATATGCGTGGCTGGACGATTAAGGGCAAGCCCGCCAGTGGTCGTGCCGTATTGTCTCAGGAACAGGATGGCATTAAATCGCATACCCACAGCGCCAGCGCATCCAGTACGGATTTGGGGACGAAAACCACATCGTCGTTTGATTACGGCACTAAATCCACGAATAACACTGGTGCGCATACCCATAGTTTAAGTGGCAGCACGAATGCAGCTGGTAATCACAGCCATAGAGATGGCCGTCGATTTAACCCCAGTGTTTTTAAAGATACTTATCAATATGGTTATACAAGCTCAGGTCAAAATACCTGGGGTGTACAAGGCTCAGTAGGTATGTCTACGGGGTGGTTAGCTAATACCAGTACAGATGGTAATCATAGCCACTCACTGTCCGGCACAGCAGCATCTGCAGGTGCACACGCGCATACTGTCGGTATTGGTGCTCATACGCACTCCGTTGCGATTGGTTCACATGGACACACCATCACCGTTAACGCTGCTGGTAACGCGGAAAACACCGTCA